TCATGGCATTTCGCCGGCGATCAGCGCCTCGGCGGCACGACAGGCGTCACCTTCGGGCTGCAGCGCCAGGATGCGCGCCGCTGCCGCTTGCGCATCTGCCTGCCCGGCCTGCGCCGTGGCCAGCGCCTGCCGCACCCGTGCCGACCGGCGTGCGCCCTCTTCCCGTATCGCATTCAGCGCCTGGGTCTGGCGCCCCAACAGGCCCTGCACCTCCTGCACTTGCGCCGCGCACGCGGCACGGCCAGCTTCGCGGCCCCAGCGCTGGGCGCAAAACACGGCTGCCCCCAACAACAGCAGCATGGCCATAATGCTCAACGACGGCTTCATGCCAGCACCTTGCGCGCTGCTGCATACAAGGCCAGACGTTCGGCCAGGCCGTTCACGCCGCCGTTGATGCGGCGCGTCACCCTTTCCTGGTCGCCCGCGTCGGCCAGGCGGTTCAAGCCGCGCGATTGCCAGAACCAGCCCGCCGAGCGACACGCGAACATCGTTTGCTCCAGCAACTGTGGCGCCGCAAGCAAGTCCAGGCCCAGCGACACGCCGCACGCCGCATAATTGGCGCGCCCCGTCACCTGCAGCAAGCCGCGCCCCTTGAAGCGCACGCCATCGCCGGCAATCACATTGCCCAGATCCGCCCTCCCCTCATAAGCCGCGCCGCTGGCCAGCTCGCGCACATAGCGCAGCTGTCCCGATTCGTGGCCCACCTGTGCCAGGAACGCTGCCTGGCGCAGCGGCGTATCAATACCGAATTCGGCCATCGCCGCATTCAAGGGCGCCAAGAACAGCATAGCGCGGCGGCCGGCCAACGGCATGATCTGCATCAATTGGGCGCCTGTCACAGCATGCCCCGCACATCCTTGACGGTAGCGGCCGCATCGGCCGCCAGTTCGCCGATATCCTTGCCGCGCCGCTTGTCGAACCAGCGCACGCAGGCGCCCAGCACCCACCAGGCAGGCAAGCCGGCCGCCACCATCAGCGGCGCGGCGATGAACAAAAACCCCGTGGCCGGGTCGCCGCCATACAGGCCCGCCACGGTCTTCGCGCTGTCGAACAGGCTGGGCCACCACGACAGCACGGCGGCCACGAGCACGGGACCGAGAAAGGTGGAAATGATGATGCTGGAACAAAAACGAATGAATGCCTCCTTGGTGGACTGGGGCCACATGAACATGAAGCCCAGCGACGTGGCGGCGGCGCCGGCCAGCACGGGCACGCCAAACAGTTTGATCAATGCGCCGCCGGCGGCGGTGGTTTCGAGGGCCATGATTGCCTTTCAGGTGGTGGAAATGAAAAAACCCGCCGAAGCGGGTTGGGATGTTGCAAGCGCAATCTTTATGCCACTTTCACGATGACACGGGCGCGTCCATCATCTTCGATGGCGATGACCTTGCCGATGGCACGCATGTATTGCTGGAGCGTCATATCTTCCTCATTGATGGCAATGCCCGCAATGCCCTCGCCTTGCTGTACCGGCAAGATGAACTGTCCGGAAGTGGCTCCCAGGACGTTGCATGGCACCTGACCGGCGAAAGCGATGCGGTCGACCGTCTGGCGCAGCGCTTCGAGTGCTGCATCGAAGGCAAGCCCGGGAGCCTGCCGAACAGCCCACTCTTCATCCGTATCGCCTGCCAGCGGCACCTCGCGGTATACGGCAGCCTTGGCGGGAATCGCTGGCGTGAGCAGGGTCAGGCCATCGTAGACGGCTTCGACAGCAGGTTGCGCCTCGCTGACCAGCTGCGATTCGACGCTATCGGGTACACGCGTCACGGATGGCGGACGGGGACCGAGCCGCTGCGACCATTTGTCGCCACCCACCATGCAGGGATCGGTGGATTTCACGGCAAACGAGATGGCATCAGCCCAGCGATCGGTAAGCTTGCCATCTGCGCCGATGCCTATCACCTGTCCTGCGACGACGATGCCGCATGCAGGAGACTTCAACATGTATTCGGCATAGTCGGCGCCACTGGCATTGATCGTGCCGGCGGCATTGATGCTGCGGCCGGTGGTCTGGAGGCCCACATACAGCACGGCGGTGCTCCCTGCCCATGATGCGGTACCGGCGCCAGCCAGCACCGCCAGGGTGGCCGTCGCCGGTTCGCCAGTGCGGCCCACGTACAGTATCTCCCCCGCCGGCATCGTATCCTTGTAAATCGTATGGAGATCACGCGCCGCCGCGCCCGTGGAAGCGGGGCCGCACCGCATATTGCCCGGCCACGCCACCTGGCCCGTGCCGGTAACGCCCAGCAAGGGTGCGGAGAGATTCCCGCTGCTTTCGTCATAGGCCCGCAGATTCATCTTGTAGCCTTGATAGTAAAGACTACCGGTTCCTGCGGAAGTTGACCAAAGGAAGCGACCGGGAAACGCAGCGCCGGCTATGCCGCCGACACCCAACGCGCCCACTTCGTAATATGTGTTGGGCAACAATGGATTGCCGCCGTTTGGCACCAGCAGGCTACTTTGCTGTCCGCCGCGTAGACCTACATGAATGGTTTTAGGGCCATTCAACGTCGAATTAGTCTGTAATTCGACGGCTCCCGGCCTTACTGTCATGGCTGGTGCGCCGCCAACGCTCAGCGCATATACTGCGATGGCATCCCACGAATCCTTGGGCAGCTCGGTACCAAGGAATTCCAGTTTTTGCTGAAACCACATATTTGAATCGATATAGCAGGACAGCGTGGAAAACTGCACCGCGCCCACATAAATGACGCCATCGCTGCCTATCTTTACTCCCTGGATATCGGCATGCTTGCCATCGCCGGTGCTATACCAGGAGCCGCGAATCTTACCGTCATTATCACAGCGCAACAAAATCACCGTTTCGATGCCATTGGAAGAACCTTCGTAGGATGAATACGAGGTCGCGCCGGAAATCCGGATAGTGGCTTCGCCGCTCAAGGCGGCCACATTGAATTTGGCAATACGCCACCAGCCATTGCTTAGACCAACATTCTGTTGCTGACCAGGACCACGCACCGCCATGGTAATGAAGCTCGGCGTCGTGATCGGTCCCGACATGGTGCCGCCAGTTAAAGGCAGTGCGTTGTACGGCCCCGCCGCAAACGCCCGATCCATTTCATTCAATTTCTCGTTGACGTTGGGCATGCCGTCATAAAATTTGTCAGCCATTTAAATTCCTTCAATTTGTAGTGGTGCAGAATAAGTGTCAAAGTACGGCGTAGTTACCGCATCGCTATTGCTGGCTTTGCCATACAGCATGTAGTCCTGCTCCAGCAGCGGATCCGGGTTTTCCGGAAACAAACTGAACAGCATCGCCTTGCCCTTGCCGTTCTCGCGCAGGATGCGCATGAAGCGCGCGCGGTCCATCGGTGTCAGGTGCGCCAGATTGATGCTCAGCTTGTCGCTGCTCGCGCCCAGCGCAGTTTTCAGGTTGCCTGCACCCGTGCGGTAATTTTCACTGCTATCCTGCGCCTGCAACTGGGCGCCATACTCGGCGTTGTATAGCGGTGACCAGTAGTTGCCCACCACCAGCCGCGAGATTTCCAGGTAGCCTTCCGGGCTTTGTCGCGCAGACACGTCGATCACTATCTGGCGCACGCGCACAGGGGCAAACCATGTCACGCCGTCGGAGCCGCCGCCGCACGGCCAAGTGTTTACACCGCCCCACTGATAGGCGTTCCAGCCGAGCGGCAGAACGCCCCAGGGATAGGAGCCATGCACGGCAGCCGGGCACGGGAAGATGCTGCCTGTGTCGAATACCGGCACGGCGTCGCCTGGCTGGGCATAGCCGCGCACGCGCATGCGCGCGCTGCTGGTCATGTTGGTGGAGATCAGCGCTACGCAGGCGATGGACTCCTGCGTCGGCCAGGTGGCGGTGATGGTCTGTGCAGTGCCGCTGGCGCGCAGCACGGCATTCTTGCTGTCGCGCTGCAGGTTGGCCGGACCCAGTTCGCCGGTTTGGCTCGATGCAGTCAGCACCGCGCGGTCAGCGGCGTTGTCGTAGATGATGCGAAGATTGCTCATGGCAGCAATGCCCCTTCCAGAATGAGGTAAGTGATTGGTGAAATAAACCCAGTGGCAACGCCGATAGGCTCGGTGTCGGCAAATTCCCAGCGCCGCTTCGACAGCATCGCCTCGACTATCTCGGTACTGGTGAAGGAAATAAAAAAACCCGCCGAAGCGGGTTTGAGAGGGATTACTGCCTGGTCACACGGCCTTGACCATCACATAAGCCCGGCCGTCCGGCTCGATCGAGATCACGCGGCCGACTGCATGCAGGTACTGCTTCATGCTGAGATCGTCCTCGTGCACGGCGATGCCCTTGATGCCGGCGCCGTCCTGCACCGGCACGATGTAGTCGCCCGGCAGCGTGCCCAACACGTTCACCGGCACGCGGCCGGCGATGGCGATGCGGTCGACCTTCTGACGCTCGACTTCCAGCGCCGCGTCGAAGGTGGCCATGGCCTCGGCGTCCTGCTGCACGGCGATGTTGTAGGCGGCCAGTGCGGCGGTGTAGGTGGCCTGCTTTTGGGCCCACTCGTCGTCGGTGTCGCCTGGTTCGGTTACCACGTCCTCATATTCCGGTGGGTTGGTGCCGGGCACGGGCTGCTGCGTGATCACGTCTTCGCGGCGCAGCGGTTGGCTTGGTGCTGGCCCTGCCTGGGGCGATGGGCGCGACCCTACGTCGTTGGCCCAGGAATCACCACCGACGAACGAGGGCGCTGTCGATTTGATCGAGAACATGACGGCATCGGACCATTGGTCGGTGACTTTATTGTCGGCGGTGATGCCGACTATTTGACCAGGGGCGATGATGCCACAAATTGAGCTTTTGAAAATGTATTCGGCATAGTCATTGCCCATTGTATTGACAGTGCCCTTGTTATTACTACTACGCCCAGTAATAGTATTAGCCATTACGATCATCGCCGCACCAGATGTATTGCCCCAATCACCGGAACACTTTCTAAACCCAACCGAAGTATTGATAGTAAAAATATCAGAATTTTGAACACCACCAAGATCAATGACATGTGTACCGCCAGTATCAGCCGATCCTGCCTTAAGTAATGGAATGTATACTGCACCTGTCCCAAGTACCGATATTAGATCATTACTCCAGTAATTTGACTCCGTGTCATATGCCTTTAGAGCCATCCTGTAACTGGTTTTGTACAGGTTGTTTGGTGTTCCATTGTTATTACCAGCGGATGTAAACCAGCTGAAACAGCCAGGGTAAGTAGTTCCTGCTACTCCACCAACTCCAATTCGTAAGCTATCGCGAGCCTGTGCGGCCGCCATACCAACGCCACCCGGAGATAAGAACGATGTAGTAATCGACCCGTCACCTACCGCAATCTGCTCACTAACTTGCAGCCCCTTGCCGTTAGTTGCGCCCTTCCACCGTGGTGCAATGTAAACCGGGTTTCCTGGCTGTGTTGCTGAATCGAATACTATTGTTCCAATTGGCGTCGAGTTAGTCTCAACAGGTACTGCATACGTTGTTGTATTTATCCCAGTCAAATCGAATGAAATAGTTGAAAATACACCACCATCAAAAAAGGCATAAACATCATGTTTTCCATCGGCGCGTCGCACAACCATAATCCGAGATTGCCAAATTACCGGACCTTCAATATGCCAGTCCACGTAGAAACCGCCTCGCACGCCCATAAATATGGTAAATGGGGTTGAGGTAGACGCCGCCCAGAGATTATTGAATACGCCGCGAATAAGAAGATTCGCATATGCCCCTTCACCTTCTTCGTTAATTGTGGCGATAAGGAGCCAGCGAGTGGTCGCAGTTCCTTGCGATAAAAAGTTAAAGCCATACTTGGCAGTCGTTCCAGCACCGATAGGTGCGCCTGATCTGATAGGAATCGCAGGATCAAGCCATGCCGGATTCATATAGCCATTCGGCCCAGCGAGAGGCGACATGCCCACCTTTGGCGCATACGACGCCACCACGGCGCCCCGTCCAGCCAGTTCATTCAAGCGCTGGATCGTGTCTTTCTGGCCATAGTAAAAAAAATCGCTCATTACAACTCCTCAATTTCAATGTTGGTGGCATATGCCTGGAAAGATGGCGCGGTGATGGCGGCCAGGTTGGCCAGTCGCCCATACACCTGGTGCGCCTGCTCCAGCTCGACATCGTCGCTATCCGGATACAGGCTGACAAAAAGCGGGCGCGACAGGCCGTTGCCGCGCACGATGCGCCACAGCTCGGCGCGGTCCAGCGGCGTCATGTGATCAAGCGCCAGCGACAGCTTGCGGTACATCACGCCCCGCTCCACCTTCTGTTCGCCTGCGCCGTTGCGGTACTGGCTGCTGGTATCGATTGGCGTGATACCGGCGCCATACGACGCGTTCTGCTCGGGACTCCAGTAAGGGCCAGCCACCAGGCGCGCGGCCTCGATGTAGCCGGCTGGATTATCGGGGTCGGCCAGGTCGATCACCAGCTTCCTGATGCTGCGCATCTGGAACCAGCAGCGGGCGTACGTACCGCCGCCGTAACTGTAGGCATTCAAGCCCAGCGGCAATGCGCCCCAGTCCCACATGCCCAGCCGCGCATACTCGCACGCTGGCATGAGGCCCGTATCGAATGCAGGCGCAGTGTGGCCAGGCTCGATGTAGCCGCGTGCGCGGATGGTCGCCCCTGGAGTCAGGTTGCAAAACGGCAGGGCCACGCCGCCGACAATTTCCGGTGACGGCCACGTTGCCGTGATAGTCAGCGCAGCGCCGGTTGAGCGCACTACCAGAGACTTTCCCTCGCGCTGCAGATTGGCCGGCCCCAAGGTGCCGGCCTGGCTCGATGCCGTCAACACTGCACGGTCGGCGGCGTTGTCATAGATAATGCGCAAGTTGCTCATGCATCCCCCTGCGCTGGCCAAACGATGGCGTCAAGCGCGTCAAACGAGGTGGCGGCGGCGATCTGCCCCCGCAAGTGAAGGGCGATAGCGAACGCCTCGGCAACGTGTGCCCCCAGCGCGGCCCCGACGCCGATCATGCCGGCAGCATCGAGCGTCAAATGGGTGTTATCCGACAGGGTCCAGTCGATGCTGTATGGCTGGCCGGCAGCCTGCGCCATCAAAGCCAGTTGCGTGGCCCCCACGATACGGTCCTTGTCCGCTTGGTACAAGACGCCACCGCACATGAAATCTGCGGTTTCAGCCAAGCTGCGTGCCGCCTTGATGCGCTCCCAAGTGCGCACTTTGACGCCATCGAGCGTTCTTGCATCTATCCACATGTCTGCCACCGCATCGTATTCGTGATGCTCGCTGGGTTGGGGCGGTATCGTGTTTCCTGTGCGCTCGTTTGTGTGAGTGCCGTCACTGTTAACGATGATTGTTTCCATTAAAAGTTCCTTGCGATCACAGTCGCCTGACATTGTTTAAGATAAAGCTTCCTCATGTCCGCAGCTCTGAGCGATGCATTGGTAGCGGAAACGCCGAACTGGACCGTGCCACCGACTCCAATATTCAACGTAAGCCCGTAGCCAGTCGCAGCAGGAGCATCGCCTCCCTGCCGTTCCTCAACACCACTCATCCACATCCACTCCCCGTCATTGACGCGGTACCAGATGCTCAGCTGATCGTCGACCACCGCTGTACAAATGATCGAGAAAAACACCGGACCGGAGCGAATACGGCGCGCGGCAGGCCACCCTGGCGCGTTGTGCTTGAACAGTACTTCCGGCGTGCTAAATACAGCCGCGGAATTGAGCGACGAAGCCTCGATGTATACCCCGGATGCGGACGACTGCAGCGAGACAGATGGAAACTCCGGCTCGAAAAACGCGGTTGCTTTGTCTGTTGTGCCGACTGATACGCGCGCCGACGAGAGGTCGCCGGAAAAGGTTCCCTTCACCGACTTAAGTTCGCCTGAAAACTCGGCTTTTCCTTCATTGACGACCAGACCAGGCATTTCCACATACCCACTACTGGCGATCTGGACATAGCGACCGGTATGCAGGTTTCCAATCAAAAGCCCCTGCTCGCTTAGGTGAAAACCCATACCTCCATTGCTGGGCCAGGCGTAAGAATTGGTCGGATAGCCGGGCCCGCCGTGCAGCGTCGTGCCGTACAAATCGCCAGCAACCACACTCCCCAGGTTCGCCCTGATGGCGCCAAGCGTGTCGCCCACAATCGCCTTCGCCGCCACAGTCCCGTCGACCAGCAAGCTGCCGTTCAACACCGTGCCCAGCACCATCCAGGCGCCATCAACGTAGAACTTCGTCACCGCATGCGTCGCGTCGTACAAGGTGACCACGTCGCGGTTGATCGGTGCGCCATAGCCTGCACGCCCCAGCTCGTACACGGCCGACGCATCCGACCAGATGGAATAGCCAGGTGCCGTCACCGTCACCGTGCCGCGCTGGCCGGGGGCGCCATCGGCGGCCAGGCGCGCAGCAGCGGCCCATTCGCCGGGAGCGATGTCATCGGTCGCCACGCTTGAAACGGCCGTGGCGCCGGACATGAACAGATAGGCGCCGCCCGCCGACGGCACCTGGGTCGACCAGCCATTGTTCAGTCCCGCCAATTTGCCCGTGGCAAACGTAAACGTGCAGACGGCCGTGGGCAGCGGCGGCGCAATATTGGTCGCGCCACGCTGATAGATGGGCACGGAAATCACGTTCAAACCGTCGACGCCATCCTTGGCCAGTTGCACCGCCGCCGCCCACTCATTGGCGGCGATCTTGTCCGTCGTATTGCGCGAACTGGCGGCTGCCACGCGCACGTACAGCGGCGCCGTGCCGGCCGGGATATTCTTCGACCAGCCATTGGCCAGGTCGTTGCCGGCCGGCGTCGTGATGGCCGCCGTGGCAAAGGTAAAGATCACGTCGCCCGGCGTATCGGCTGGCGCAGCGGCGGCACGCTTGTAAGCGAAGGCCTGGCCCGTGTTCAATCCCGCCAGGCCCGTCTCGCCGGCGGCGCCGTCGAAGACCTTGCTGACCATGTAATTGGCGAGGTAATCGACGCCGAATTCACGGATACGTGCCTGCACCAGCGCCGTATCGGTGGTCATGTTGGCAAAATCGACCGTGGCCACGTTGCCGTTCACCTGCAAGGCTGTGCCGGCGGATACGGAAAACACGATATCGCCCACCACATTGACCGGCTTGGCGGTAATGGCAATCGAGCCGGGTGCTCCCTCGCCGGCGCTATTGACGCGAAAGACGGGCGTGCTGGCGGACATCAGGATCGCCTTGCCATCGGCAACGGTACTGAAACGCTCTGCCGTTGCCTGCAGCAGCCTGTCGCGCTCCCCCACTATGGCGCTCATACGAGCACCCCCACCGTCACTCTGCCCGTCAGCCAGAAGCGCGACAGCATCACCACCACGCCCGGTACGCCACCCTGCAAGCCAAAGCGTTCAGCGCGCAGTTGTACGGGCTGTCCCAGTTCCAGCATCATCATCTCGGGTTCTCCATCGAATTCATAAATGGTGCGCGACACCTTGTTCAAGGCCAGGCGCCGCTGCGCTTCCGCGCGGGCGTCGGCCCGAGTCTTGAGGCACGTATCGATCTGCACCGGGTCGTCGCTCAGGCGATAGCGTGCGCGCACCGCCTCTTCAACCACCGTCTCCGTCAGCCATTCCGTGGCGTACAAATCCGCATGCGCGGGCGGAATGCTGGTCGTCAGGGCTGCCTGCAGCGTGTAGTTGCGGTCGAAGCCGATCTTCACGGCCGCCGTCACGGGCACACGCTGCGCGGGACGCAGTGAGCGCTCGCGCATCTGTTCCGGACCGATTTCCATCGGCACGCCGGCGGCCGGCAGCGCGATCTGCACCAGGCGCAGCTGCCCGGTGCGCGACATGATCGCCTGGGCGCCCACGCTGGCCGCCAGTTGCTGGATGGCCTGCGCCTGGTTCGTGCGGTCCGCAACATACAGTCCCACCGGTTGCGGGTGGGCCGCATCGAAGGCGGCCAGGTTGTCCAGGTCCAGGTCGGCCAGGGTAAAACGGTCGGCCGCCTTGCCATAGGCGGTGGCGATGCGCTGCACCAGCGGGGCGATGCGCGGCGCGTAGCCGCCACCCTTGTCACCCTGCACGCTGGCCGTGATCGTCGTGGAAAACGGATCGGTGGTCAGGTTGAAGCGGCCCGCCTGGTCATTCAAGGCCACGGCGATCGGCTTGCCGTTGGTGCGCACCTCGAACGTCGATTCGACCGCGCCGAGAAAACCGTACTCCAGGGTGGCCGGATTGGTCAGCAAGGGCGCCACGTTGTGGCACTCGCCAAACGGTATCGGCAGGATGCTGTCCTTGTTCGACGTCGCCCCCCCCAGCTTGGCTTCGGAGATCGGCGTATTCAGGCGCTGCAGCTTGTCGCGCAGTACCAGGTTGATCGACTCGCGCCCCGCACTGGCCACGTCGGCGATGATGCCGTCGAAGACCAGCTGGAAATCGGCGCGCGGCCACGATGCATCGCCGGCCCAGGCCTTGATCGGCCGGTTCATCCAGACGTCATCCAGCCAGCCATCGAGAGTCCCGTCGGCGTTATCGAGTTCGATGTCGCCGCCCGACAGCCCCGCCTCGCCGGACAGGCTGACCTGTTCCGTGAAGGCCAGGCCGCCCTTGGCCAGCGGCTGGTACGCAGTATTTGCCGGCACCTCAACCGGCCCGGTGACGTAGGGCCGGGAGGAGATATACCGCGTCACCTCGCTGCCGTCCACATTCACCTGCGCCTCGATCAGCACCATGCGGATGGCCGACGAGCTTTGCAGCCATTCCTGAAATTGCGCATCGGTCATGCGTATTCTCCTTTCACTGCATTGGCCCAGGCGGATGCCCTCGACGATTTATCCACGCCATCGACCACCGTCCTGGCGGCGTTGGCGTTCGATTCAAAGGTGGCCTGGATGGTGGCGCCCGTCTGCGCCCGCTGGTCGGCGCGCAAGCCTTCCAATTCGGCTCGCATGGCCTGGTTGTCTTCGCGCAGGCCGCGGATTTCGGCGACCAGGACGTCGGAACCGACGTTCGCAGCCGACGAGTAGCGCACGGGGTCGAAGACGGCCGGCGCTTCCACCGCGGCTTCTCTTAAAGAGGCGGCGACAGACATGCCAGCAGCAGGCGAAAACCGCAGGCCGCCCGTGATATCGGTCTGCCCGCCTGCCCGCAACGCCGCACCCAGCGCAGCGACCGCTTGCTCGATACCGACCGCCGTCTTGTTCAGGTTAATCAACTGCCCCACCTGCGTATCGAGTGCCGTCAGCTGCTTTTGCGCGTCATTCAACTGCGTGCCCGTGATCGCCGCCAGCGCAGCCAGCTCGGCCTGGACCCTGGCCGCATCGGCCGCATAGCTCGCGCTTGCAGCGTTCACGACCTGGCTCGCCGTCAAATACGCGGTGGCCGTACCTGTCAGCGCCGACTGTGCCGCAGCATCGCCCGTCTTCGCCTTCGCCAGCGTCTCTTCATACTGACGCTGCGCCTCGGCCATCTTCTGCATCGGCGTCAGCGTCGACAGGCTGCCCAACAACAAAGAATCCTTGAACGAGCGGATGCCGTCGCCAAACGATTTCAGGCGATCGATGGTGGACTTGAGGGCCGAAGACTCCGTTTCATAGGCACTGGCAATGTCCTGCCGCGCCTGCAACTGGTCATACAAGGCCAGGTTGGTGGCATCGACGGCAGTACGCTCCTTGGCACGCAATTGCGCCGAAGTCATCGTCATCTGGTCGAGCTTTTCCTGGATGCCCTTGCGCTCGTCGGCAATGCCCTGCTCCGATTTGGTCAAGTCTTCCGTCGCCGCATGCGTCTTCGCAAACGCATCGGCCAATGCCATCAGGCCCGCATACTGGTCAGCCCCCGTCTTGGTGGCCAATGCGCCGGAATTGACCAGTTGCAATACCGTATCCTTGAACTGCGCGCGCGTGGTCACGCTCGCATAGCCAAGGGCCGCCATCTGTTCCGTCACGTGTTTTTGCACGGGCGCCAGGCGCTCGGCTTCGGTCAGGTAGTTTTCGGCAAAGAATGCAGACCGATTGCCCAGTGCTTCAACGCCACCGGCAGCCTTGACCAACTGTTCACGTGCCGCCAGGGAGGCCACGCCAACGGCGCCGAATGCCTGCTGCGAGGTGCTGCCCAGGGTAGCCAGCACGCCATCAACGACAGCGTAGTGGCCTGCCAGGCGCTGCAGCGCAGCGCTCGCCGACTCGCCCTTCATGCTCAGTTGCGACAGCGATGGCACCAGTTCCTTTGCCATGGCATCACCGACGCCCGTAAAGAAATCGGCAATCGCTTTCTGGTTCGCCGCGTCGTCCTTGGTCATGACGATATTGAGCGACTGCGTGCGCGTGGCCAGGCTATCCGTGTTGACGCCCAAGGTGCTGGCGAAGGCGCCCGTCACCGCCTTCATCTGCGCATACGTATCGCCTAGCGATGCCGCCAGCTCAGCATCGACTTCAGAGCGGTCCGTACCTTTCTTATTCTTGCGGAAAAGGCCGCCTTTCTGGGTCCAGTTCGAATAACTCTCGCCCGTAAAGCCATCGGCACCGAGGCTGCCGGAAATGCCGGCGCTGCTGACCTTTTTCTCGCCCATGCCGAACAGGCGGTTCGCCGCGCCGCCCAGCAGGCCGCCCACCAGCGCACCCACGGCAGTACCTACCACTGGGAAAACGCTGCCAACGACAGCCCCGATCGCCGTGCCAGCATTAACGATGCCATTACGGCCATATTCCCCTGAAATCATCTTGCCGCCATACACGCCGCCCATGACGCCGGCGGCAACGCTTGCCGCCGCGCCCGCACCGGTGGCGAATGCACCGTTGGCCCCGGCCGTGTATGGGGTACCTTGCAGCATGCTCATGCCACGCTGCACGCCATTGGCCACCGAAGTACCAATACCGGAAAGTCCGCTGGACAGCGAATCGTAGATGCCCTTCGCCGAACTCAGGAGCGACTGGATGCCGCCACCGTTGGCCAAACTGCCCTGCGCCTGCGCCGCGCCCGGATTCAGGAACGAGGCAAAGCCAGCTGCGATGGGCGACATGATCGGTTGCAGCACGAGGTTGTTGAACATGCTCTTCAACTTGTCCCTGAACATGGTCGCCAGGTTCTTGCCGCCTTCGAAGCCGTTCATGAAGGCGTCAGTCAGCGACTTTTCGATGTCCTTGGCGCTGGCGGCCCAGTCATCGGAAGCCTTCTTGGCCGCCGCGGCAGACGCCTCCTTGGCGGCCAATTCTTCCGTCGCCGTCATGCTGCGCTGCTTGGCATCGATCAAGGCATTCAAATACTCGATCTGCGCCGCATTTTCCTTGCCCACCGCCAGCGCGGCGCGCTGTTCCTTCAGCAGCGCCATTTCGTTTTGCGCGATGGCGGTCTTGCTCATGCCATACACCGCTACCAGCTTTTCGCCAGCCTCGGCTTCCTTGACGGCATCGGCGACGGCCTGTGTCCGTGTATCGGACAGCGCTTTCGCGTCTGCCAGCGCCTGCTCGGTCACAGCCTTGGCTTGCTTGCCCACCTCGATCTCATCGACGCGGGCCTGAAGCACCTTACGCGCAACCTCGAATCCCGCCTGCTCCGACGCAGTCAGTTTTTTCGTCTGACTCTCGCGGAGTTCCTTCAACTGAAAATCGAACTTTTGCGCCTCGTTCATCTCGGCATAACCGGCAGCTTCGCGCTTCAGGTCGCGGGCCTTGCCGTGCATCTCTTTCATCATGGATTCGAAAGGCGTGGGCGGAGCGGGAAGCGCCGGCATGCCTGTAGCGGACCCGTTCTTCGGTTTGCCGGGCGCTTCTTGCTGCTCAAGCTGCTTGAGCTTGCCGTGCACCATATCCAGTTCGCCCTGCAGCCTTGCCAGGTTGCTGTCCACCCCGGCCTTGTCCAGGGACTGATATTTTCCCGTGCGATTGCGCACGGCATCCATTTCCGTCGAAATCTCCAGCATGCGTTCGCCAGCCGGGGTATTCAGTCCTTTCTCCGACACGCCCAGCTTTGCCAGCTCATTGCGCTTTGCGAGCTGGACCATCTGCTTGTCGAGTTCAGCAACGATTTCCTTGGTGCTCTTGCGCATGGGTTCTACGGCTTTCTCCGCGTTGTCCTTCGACGAACTCCCCCACATATTCCAGGCAGTAACACCTAACCCTACGACAGTCACCAGCAAACCGATATAACCGCCCATGAATGCCAAGGCGCCCTTCAGCACTCCTGCAGCCACCGATGCGGCGCGCGTTGCGGTCGTTTGCGCCACCAATGCAGCGGCATGGGCTTCGGCGGCAACTGTGGCACGAGCCTGGGCTGGGATCAGACCATTGGTGGTCAGCGCCAGCGCCACGTCGGCCTGGCTGGCGCGTATCGTCGCTTGTAATTCAGCAACACGTGCGGTCGCCAGTGCGGAGGTGGCGGCGGTCGCCGTCACGTCGGCATTCGCCGCCGCCAGGGTGGATGCCAGCAAGGCCCGGTTGGCCGTGACCTTGCTATACGTAGCCACGACGACGCCGGCAGCCCAAGAGCCAAATTTCGCGGTGGTCAGCGTTTCGAGCACGCCAACGACCAGGGTCAGGTTATTCGACAGAAATTCGAGGCCGCTCGTCATCAGGCGCACGGCGCCGGTCGACTCCGCCTGTCTCGCCGTGAACTCCATCACGTTATTGCTCAGGACTGTAAAGCTGCCACCGATGGTTTCGAACTGCACAGCTTCCTTGCGCAACTCGCCCAGCGCGTTCGGCAGTGCAACGGCCATCACGTCGGCAGTGATCAATCCTGCGCCAGCAAGCCCGGCGAGCGCTTCTTTCGACACGCCCAGGCCGGCGGCCATGGCCGCCATGACTTCGGGGGCGGCCTGGCTGACATCGTTAAATTGCTGGCTGCTCAGGGCGCCATCGGCGAAGGCGTTGGACAGCCCCTTGAAGGCGGTAGCGGAATCGGCCGCCGAGGCGCCGCTGATCTTGACGCCAAGATTGAGCGCCTCGGTGATGCCGGCCACTTCGGCCTGGCTGATACCCAGTTTCTTGGTCGCATCGTTCATTTGGGCATACAGACCCGCCGTAGCGGCAAGGTCCGTCTGCCCCGAGGCGGCAATGCGCTTGACATTGTCGTACGCCTCGCCATATTCCTGTGTGGTGCTCGTCGACATGCGCAGTTGCGCTGTCAGTTTCGTATATTCATCAGACAGTTTGACGATCTGGCCGATATTGTTGGAAATACCCAGGTTGGAGAGTATCTCCGTGTATTTTTTCGTGACATCTTCGAGTTTGAAAGTCGACTTGGCAGCCCGCTCGCTGGCCTCGCGCATGCGTTCCAGGTCATCTGCCGCGATACGCACATTGAGCGTATCGATGCGTATCTGTAATGTTTCAATTTCAACGGTCATAATTTACCCATAAAAAAAGCCACCGCAAAGGTGACCATGCAATCGAGGCCACCTTCGCGACGGCTGTTGTGTTTTCCGTGTCACCTCTGCTGTAAAAATCAGGGCAAAACCAGGGCTAAAGCGAACTGTTTTGATGGGAGATATAGGCAGCGTCGAGCTGATCGACCAGCTCCTCTTCCCATGCCGTCAGACGGACACGATGCCGCAGTTGCCATGCCAGGATATCCAGGCTGCTCAAGGGATTGACCGCCATGCCGTTTTGCCGCTTGCGACTCATCTGCACGAAAAACTGCCACACATGTGCCAGTTCAAACGGCAGTTGCGCGCGAACGGGAGCCTGCGGCTCCCGGTAGAGTGGATGGCGCTTGGCGGCATCCAGGTGCTCGCCTTTCGCATTGCCATCGGCCGCCTTTGCCGAACGCTCGAACTGTTCGTCGGCAAAGAGCAGCAAGGCAGCGGCTAGACCGTCAAAAAATTGCCGTCCGCCTCAAGTGCAGCCAGCACTTTTTCCTGCCAGGACGGCATTTTTTCAAAAATCGCCTTCAGCAAAGCCGGGGAAGGCTGTACCGGGACGCCTTTGTCGACGAAACCCGGCATGCCCACCACCACCGCGATGGCGATCTTCATGTTGCGGTTTTCCGCCAGGTCATACAGTTCCGCCGCGCCTTCATCGGTCTTCGCATCGATCTGCTTGCTTTTTTGCACCGAGCGTTTGATCGCCACCACCGACGTTTCGCGAATCACGGCACGATACTGGTCAGAATTTTTGCTGACGATGTCAAAGCCCGCCTTGTGCGCGCCGTCTTCGTCAAACAACACCGACACCAGGTGAACCTGGTCCACAGCCTTGTTGCCATCATTCAACAGGGAGATATCGAAACCAGCCGAGGCGATCATTTGTGCGTTGTTCATATGTATTTTTCTTTCTTGATTGGGGTAAAAGTAAAAGGGCCGCCATCACGGCGGCCCCGGTGCAGGCGCTAGCCGCTTACAGTGCGCTGTCCTGGATGCTCAAGGTGGTCGCTTCGTGCTGCGCGTCGGCGCCCTTGTAGCGCAGGACGTCGAAGGCGCAGGTGACGATCTTGTTCTTCTCGCCGTCGTCGATCTTGGCCGAGGTGATCTTGATGCGGCCCATGGCCAACGCCAGCACGTCGGCGGTCGGCGCCGTGCCCGACGCCATGGCGTAGGCCAGCGGGATTTCCGTCTCGGACTTGAAGTAGTCGAGGTAGGTGGCGTCCTGCAGCAGCACCGTGAACTGGCCCGAACCCATCACCTTGCCGCGCGAGGCAGCCGTGGCGTATTTCGAGCCGATCACCGGATCGACCTTGACCTGGCCGTCGAGCGAGACGGACATGCCGGTGCAGATCTGCGACGGGATGCCGTTCACGGACAGCATCGCCGTGGCGCCCGAGAATTTACCGGTGCCCGGCGCGGCCAGCGGCGTGGGGAAGTACGGCACGGCCGTGGTCGGGCCTTCCGCCTTGCCCATCAGGGTGAAGTCCAGGCTGGTGATGCCATTCGGCTGCACGGCGATATCCATCTTGCTGACCAGCTGGTCGACGAAGCTGCGGTGCACGCCGATCTTCGGGTCCTGCACTTCGGCCGTGAACCAGTCGGTGGTGTGGCCCGTCAACGGGGTGAAACTGCGCTTGCCCACCGCCGCCACGCCGACGGAATCGCCGGCCGCCTTGACGATCATGGCCGAACCGTCCATGAACTGGCCATTCAGGTTGGTGGCCGTCACCGACGTGACGAAGAAATTCTTCGCATTGTTGGCGGCGGCCGGCGCCGTCATGCCCGTGATGCGCACCACGCTGCCGGCACGGAAACCTTCCGCCAGCCAGGAGCCGGCGCTGCGTGTCAGGCCGGTGGCGGCGGCGGCGATCGTGGTTTGCGCGGCAGCCACGCCGCCTGCCGTGAAGTCGCGGCGCAGCAGCGCAGCCATCAGCGGCGCATACGTGCCGCACGCCGCTTCGGCCTTGATGGCGCCCGTGGTGCGGAAGTTACCCAGGCGGGTATCGCCCTGCTGCTGGCTGGCGTCGATTTCGGCGCTTGCGTACTTGTCCGCTTCCGTGTCGAAAGTGGCCGTGACGCGGGGATAAATCTGGCCGCCGCCGGCGGCAGCCTTGCTGCCTTCGGCGCTTTGTTTGCTGATAACGATCAAGCTGTCGATGCCGTTTGCTGTCGATGCCATAAGTAATACCTTTCGTGGGATGAAAAAAAGACCGCATCTGCGGTCTTGAGGGGGAACTGCCGATAACCAGGAAAATAAAAAGCCCGCACGCGGTGAGGCGGCGGGCTGGCGTCCGGATGGCGCGGGGCCATGCCGGACGGAAGGTGGGCGAAGGGGCCATGAAGGCCGTTCGCTGCGCTGATTTCCCCTATCGGTGTCGCGCCGAAAGCGCGTCTATTACGAGTGGAGAAGCATGTGGTGTACTGCGGGTGTTAGCTGTGTTGCCGTTGCTGCGTGATCGAGACTCTATTGTAGGGGGTTTTTTTTCAGCGCCAGGCATATTGCAAAAAATTTTCAGTGGCCGAGGCGGCGCATGGCGCGGGCGCCGTGCGACTGGAAGATGGCTTCCAGTTCGCTGACCATATCCTTGATGCGTTCGAGCTCGAAGCCGCCGGAGCAGCTGATGGCCGCTTCGCCGGCGCCGTGGCACGCCTGGCAGACAACGGGTGCACCGGCCTGCATGGCAGCGACGACGCCAGTGCCGTGGCAGACCTTGCATTTGCTGTCGAGCCAATGCGCGAGCGACGCTTCGGCCACGCGGCGATACAAGGTGTTGGCCGCCTGCGCATCCCAGGCCGTCTGCGCTTTGACCCAGCGCCGCGCGCGGCCCTTCTGCGTCACGGCCGCCGTCCAGGCGCGCAGCAATTGGGCCAGGTTGCCCGCATTGCCTTCGAACAGGCGGCTGACGGTGCCGTCCGCGTACTTGACGCGGCATAGCAAGGCGCCCATGTCGCCGGCCAGCGCGGCGGCCGCGATCACGTCCAGGTCGTGGTGGACGGCATCGTCGCGCAGGTTCTGCGACGACAGCGATGCGATGAATTTTTCTGCAAATCCCATGATTTCTCCTCGTTGATTCTTGTTTCAGTTACCCGCCGGGCCAAACAGGGCCGCCACCAGCGGATCGCGGCGCGCCGCGCCGCGTACCCAGCTGGCCGTGCGGCGCACTTGCGGCGGCAGTTCGGCCCAGCCATCGACGTCGTCGTCCTGCTCCCCCAGCGCGTACAGGGCGGGCCGCTGGCGCCCCGGTTCCGTGCAATGGCGCTGCGCCAGGTGGATCTGTCCCAGGCCGCACATGTGGCGCAGATAGCGGCTCATGGTGCCCGCATCGAGTCCCAGCAAGGCGGACAATTGCGCCGCGCTGGCCTGGCCCTGCTCGCGGATGTACTGCGCGATGCGGGCGATATGCAGCTGCGACTTCTTGCTGCGCCCCTGTAACTGGCGCCCCTGCCGTGGCGCCGTCCTGCTTTCCACCAATTGACTGCTGTTCAACAT